CCTGATTGATCATGATCATGACGTTGAAGAAATCCGGGAAGCCTTCAAAGGTGATTCAGACATCAAGAAAGCCCTGACTGCATATTTGGACAATGACAAAGACTATGCAGAAGAAGAAGAAGAAGATCTGGACGAAGAGGACAACTACAATCAAGAAGATGACTACTGATAGAGATTACTATTGCAGAAATAAATTTACTTTTTTGAAAATTGATGTAGAACAAAAATCTACGTATAATTGTCATGCTGCCACGCCACATGCAATTGACATAAAATGGCTGCAAAAAAATCCTGGAAATCTTTTCAACACGAACATCAATGTAAGTGAACGAAAACTCATGTTGGAAAACAAACGCAATTTCAGCTGTGAACAAAATTGTTATCGTGCAGAAGATGTGGGTGCTGTGGGTCCAAGGATACTCGAAGGGGGACCAGTGCGCACCCATTTTGATCCAATTGCAACTCCAGAGTGGATTGACATCAATCTAACCAGCAATTGTAATCTCACCTGCACCTATTGCTCCAAAGTTTACAGCACTGCCTGGCGACAAGATCTTGTCAAGCATGGGGATTACATTGAACTTGATAATTCAGCACATCATAAACTAATGTCCATGGACAAAGTTGTAAGCAAGTTAAGTCAATCAGAAAAAAAACAATCAGCGCAAACTGAAATAATTCTAGATGAGTTTGTGTTGTTGTCAAAAACAACAAAAAACATAGCCATCACTGGCGGCGAACCATTATTAAATAATTCGCTATTTGAATTGATAGAACTAGTAAAAGATGTACCAACAATAAAAATTTTTTCAGGACTTGGATTGTCCCAGCAACGGTTTGACAAAATAATTGATAAATTACAACACTATCCCAATGTGTTGATATGCATCAGTGCAGAGAACGTTGGCGATTTATACGAGTTCAATCGATACGGCACTAGTTGGCAAGACACAAAACTTATGTTGGAAAAAATAAAATCAACAATGCCAACAATGCCCATGCTACATAGCACTTTGTCTTGTTTGACCATACACGGATTTCCAGAATTTTTAAATCAATACTCTGACTGGACACGAGAAATTGATGTAGTACATGTTCCTACCTTCATGCCAATGAATGTTGTTGATGATGAATCAAAAGAAAAAATTATTCAGGACTTGCATAAACACGAGTTTAAAAACAAAGACTATATTATTTCTAGTTTAAAAATTGATCCAACAGAACAACAGCGACAACATCTTAAAAGTTTTTTACAACAATTTTCAGTTCGTAGATCTCTAAATCTTAATATATTTCCTGAATCTTTTTTGAAATGGTTGGACATACATGTGGTATAGTAAAGTAGTAGCAGATCTCAGAGTTAACTGATGCCAAACGTGACTGCAAGATCGGCGGACTTGTGGAGAAGAATATCACTGCCTTACCAGGCATCACCGAGCACAGGTTCAATCAGCTACAAGAAATTGAAGCTGTGTTGAACTTTCTCAACATTCAACTGAGAAAGATACGCACCCGCCATTTCAAGAAATATCTCGAAGGCTATGCTCGTGCCCTAACTGCACGTGACGCAGAAAAGTATGTGGACGGTGAAGAAGAAGTTGTGGACTTTGAAACCATTATCAATGAAGTGGCACTGCTACGCAATCGGTGGTTGGGCATCATGAAGGGCTTGGACACCAAGCAATGGCAAATGGGTCACGTGGTTCGACTACGCACAGCCGGCATGGAAGATATTACGGTATAACATGACCGACCAAGAACGGTGGCAAAGAGATCTGGAAGAAATGGAAATCTTTTTTCTCTTGTTCTTTTTTGAAGCCTGGGTGGCATTCTGGTGGTTGGTACATCGTTCATATATAACACTATGACAGGAATGTACAAAGAACTTTTGCCCAAGTATGACTTGGTCCACAATTTTGTAACCAAATACCAACCTTGGAGCCTAGTAGATTGGGGGTGTGCAAATGGCAATCTTCTCAACCGTGTGGCGGCAGATTTCCCCAGTATTCAAGAACTGGCGGGCTATGATCCTGGCAATCCTGCTTATGATGTTGTGCCTGCTGGCACCTATGATTGCCTGGTCAGTTGTGATGTGATAGAACACTTTGAACCTGAACTGCTGGACGAGTCGCTGAAACTCATGCAAAGTAAGTTTTCTCGTGCTGCCTTCCTAATCATTGCTTGCTATCCTGCAAAGAAACGATTACCGGATGGGCGCAATGCACATCTAATTGTGGAAAATGCTGATTGGTGGATGCAACGAGTCAAACAACAGTTTGATCAATGCACGGTTGTATGGTCAGAGGCTGTAAACTTCACCGCCAATACAGCAAAGAACCCTAATGGTAGTCCTGAACTGCGTTTGATACTTGAGCATCAAAATATGCGCAGATAAATATCTGCATGGGATCTCATAGACACTACCTTGATGTAGACAAAACATTTAAAAATGGCAACAGAATAGATTTTTTTAGGCCCTTTATTGAAAATAAAAAAGTCTTGCATGTGGGCTACTCTGATTGGCCAAAGATCAAAGTTCATAAAAGTCTACATCTACAGATTGCACCTTTGTGTGCAAGACTAGATGGATTAGATTATCATGCGGCAGAAGTTCTACGTGTGCCCAATGGCGAACTCTACAGTAGTTGGGATCAGATATCTGATGTGTATGATACTATCTTGATACCAGAAGTGATCGAGCATGTGGACAATGTGCAAAGTTTTTTACAGCAAGTTGATCAATTTCAGGGCGTGGTAATCATCACAGCACCGGATGCTTACTTGTTGCACCAAACTAATTTTAAAGAATTAGACGATGGAAAATTTTACGAACTAGTGCATGCTGATCACAACTGTTGGTATTCACCTTTTACACTGTCAAACACTATAAACAAATACAGTCGTCGACGAGTGAAATCTTTGCATTGGCTCATGAATCAATCCATAGCCGCAGTGTGTGAATAAAAATAATCAAGGACCGCCATGAAAGCAGTAATATATCACGCCACAGTTAACTTTAGAGAATTTCAACCTGGCAGCGAAGATTTTCCAGATGACATCTACGAACAACTGTTTGCTGGAGCAAGAAAAAATCTAGCATATTTTGACATCCCTCTAGTGCATTTAACAGTAAACGGTCATCCGGGATGGGGAGACGAAAATGTTTATTTTGATGGTGATCCGCAAAATGTTGTGTACAATAGAGAACTGTTCTTTGCTGAATATTTAAAAACACAAGCAGATGATCAAGTGTTTTGGTTGACAGAACCAGACGCAAGACTCATGCGTGATTTTCCTGAACTGCCTGAAGATTGTGATCTTGCACTGTTGCGTAGACGAGATGTTATTGCAATCAGTCCTTGGTGGCGACTGGCCCGCCGCAGTAGTGTACCATTTTTTGAACAGGCATTACAATATTTTGATCAGGATAAACTGACCTGGCACGGTGATTCCTGGGCTTATGTTAAAATGTGGGAACTCATGGGACGGCCAGACATTGGCAATGAGCACAGTTATGTTGATTATAACAATATGAAAATAGAACTACGACATTACAACAACTACAGCAGTGCAAAAAGCACTTATGTAAGACAATGGAAAAGCACCAACAAACGCAAGCTGCTTGATTTAGACAATAAACCTTGGATGCCAAAAATAAGTGATTGTGAAAATACTAGCCTATAAATATTCACATGAAAATAGTAATAGTCACAGGCGGGTTCGACCCGCTACATTCTGGGCACATTGCCTACTTTGAAGCAGCCCGAGCCTTGGGAGACAGACTTGTGGTTGGTATCAATAGTGATGAATGGCTCACTCGTAAAAAAGGGCGGCCATTCATGCCTGCTGCTGAACGCAGAGCCATTATTGAAAATCTACGCATGGTAGACAAAGTAATAGAGTTTGACGATGCTGATAACACTGCTATAGATGCCATACGTGTGGCTCGAGCGCATTACACTGTGCCTAGAACCCAGTTCATATTTGCCAATGGTGGAGATCGCACAGCCAACAACATTCCTGAAATGGTGTTTGATGATGTGCGGTTTGAATTTGGTGTAGGCGGCGAGAACAAAATGAATTCTAGTTCATGGATACTTACTGAATGGAAAACGCCTCGAACTGATCGTGCCTGGGGATACTATCGTGTGTTGCACGAGGTAGGTGCCAACACCAAACTCAAAGAACTTACAGTGATGCCCAAGACATGCTTGAGTATGCAACGACACGACAGTCGTGCAGAGTTTTGGTTTGTGGCCGAAGGTGCGGCCACAGTGTATACCTTGGATGAGGCCAGCACTGATCAAGAAGTTAAATGCCAATTAACCATGCATGAACATACATTTATCAAGACTAACGAATGGCATCAGTTGTGTAATGAAACTGACAAACCACTCAAGTTGATCGAAATACAATACGGCGATCGCTGTGTTGAGGAAGATATTGAACGTCGATGAAACCCATTCCTGTGTTTGTGGGATACGATCCTAGAGAAGCGGTGGCATATCATGTGTGTGTGAACTCAATCATCAGACATGCTAGTCAACCAGTGGCAATTGTTCCTGTGGCCCTGAACTTGTTTCGAGACTACGATGAAACACACACTGACGGCAGTAATCAATTTATCTACAGCCGCTTCCTTGTGCCACACTTGATGGACTATCGAGGGTGGGCCATCTTCATTGACGGTGACATGATCCTGCGTGATGACATTGTAAAACTATGGAATTTGCAAAACGTTGTCAAGGATGTCATGGTAGTCAAACACGACTACAAAACACGCATGGCTGAAAAATATCTTGGCAGCAAGAACGAAGACTATCCACGCAAAAATTGGTCAAGTGTGATCTTGTGGAACTGCAATAGTTTTCCCAATCGCAAACTAACACCTGAGTTTGTGCAACGGTCAACAGGTGCAGAACTGCATAGATTCACCTGGTTGGACGATGAGCGTATTGGTGAATTACCCCCGGAGTGGAACTGGTTGGATGTCGAATACAACCACAACCCCAATGCCAAACTGGTACACTACACCTTGGGTACACCTTGCTTTCATGAGTTTGCTAATGTTGGAGATTTTGCAGAAGAATGGCATCGAGAAAGACTATTAGCTGACTACTGTCAACAGAGAACACAACATGGATGAACAAGAACTAGCACCGTTGTTGCAACACGAACTTGACCTGGCACCACCAGAAGTTAAAGAATTATTCTATGACTTATTAAAATACCGCGTGGACCCAGCAGGAGACTACTATGGCCTGGACTTGGAAACATTGACTAAAAAAATTCAAACTTTAGACAATCAGACCATACATGCCATTGATAGTGAATTTAGATATGCAGAAAAGGGAAAAATGTTTGATCCTATATTACAAAGTTTTACCATGGGATGTGGTGGCCAAATAACCAGTTGGAGCAAAAGCGAGCAGAGCATGGTGCCAGTGGTGTTGCGTGGTATTACCAAACGCAAACAAATGGATGCTTGTCGTGCTGCCGGTAGAGACTTTTATTACATAGATACTGGATACTTTGGAAACGCTAAAAAGAAAACATTTCATCGTGTGACCCGTAACGATGTACAAAACTTTGGTCCTATTATAGATCGTCCCAGGGACAGACTGGGTGCAACAGGATTTCAACCACGCAAGTTTTATCGTGGCAGCAAAATATTATTGGCACCGCCCAGTCAAAAGTTGTTGAATCTCTACGACATTGATCTAGAACAATGGTTAGACAACGTATTAAAAGAACTTGCTGGTAAAACAGATCGAGAAGTTGTTGTGCGCCGCAAGCCTGGTCGTACAGCCAGAACCAGTGATGATTCAATGGCACATGCCCTGGAGCAAGATATACATTGTTTGGTCACATTCTCAAGTATTGCTGCTGGCGAAGCCTTGCTCAATGGCAAACCTGCTATTACATTAGGACCCAATGCGGCCTCTGCTTTGTGTAGTCAGACCTTGGATGCTATCAATGAACCTTATGTGCCCACACTAGACGAAGTAGAACGTTGGGCTGCACATATTTCTTATTGTCAATTTACTGAACCAGAAATGCGTGACGGCACAGCATGGAGAATCCTGCAGGGTGGTTGATGTAGTAGTCTACATTAGCAGTGTTGCTAATCCGCAGAAACATTCTAGGAAAATACAATGCCTGGAAAGTTTTGCCGATGGAGTAAGAGCCACTGGACACACAGTCCGAGTAGAATGGGAACACAAATATACTCCCAGCCGGTTGGCTGTGATGTTGGGTTGGGCAACAACCAACACTGGTGGGCGTAACATCACATTGCGCAAACAAATCATTCCTGAACAACGCAGGCTGGGTTTTCAAACCATGTGCATAGATGCCAGTTGTTGGAAGTACCTTGATGATCACGGCAACTACCTGCGATACAGCCTTAATGGACCGTTTTATGACCGTGCTGAATATGCCAATCGTAACAGTGATGCTACCAAATGGTTAGAGATAAGTCGCACTCTGGGAGTACAGTTAAAACCAGTTCGTGCCAACCCACAGGGACATATCCTAATCTGCATGCAACGTGATGGAGGCTTTGCAATGAAAACGCTAGATCCAATCACATGGTTGCACGACAAAATACATCAGATTAGAGCAGTAAGCAGTAGACAGATTTATGTGCGTCCACATCCAGGGCAATACAACATGACAGACTTTGCAATGTATAACTCAAAGCAAGGCAAAAGACAAAATGTGGTCATACTAGAACCCACACACAGTAAGTTGATTGACAACTTGCAGGGCGCACATAGTGCAGTGTTCTTCAACAGTAGTGCCAGCGTAGCAGCGGCCTGCGAAGGCATACCTGTATTTGCAGATGATGCTAGTTGTGTGGCCTGGTCAGTGGCCAACAAAGATGTCGGTAAGATTGAATCACCAGATGTATTCTCTAGAGAGCAATGGATTTATGATCTAGCAGCCGCACACTGGAGCGATGATGATGCTCGTGCAGGTCGCATCTATCAAAAGTTTTTGCCTTACCTGTGAATCTGATACGATTCGACTAGGTCGGCTACAGACTCAGCACAGTCAGTAAACTCCCAAATATGAAATTGACTCCAACAAATATGATCCCACCAGTCTGATCTATCTGGATGTTGTATGTTACCCAAGTTCTCTACCCCGCCCATGAGTAGTGTGGTCATACTATGATCTATAGTATAAGCAGGAACTCCTAACAAGCAGGCTTCTACGCAGGCCATAGTGCGATCTCCTACCACAGCATGGGCGTCATCCAACAGTCGTACAAAACTGTTCCACCGCCCTGCACTGCTGCCGCCTTTTTTCCGCCACACAATCTCTCCATCCCAATGCTGCCTAACAATGCTTTCCATTTTTTCACACCAGTCCACAGTGTTTTCTCCTGTGCGTTGTTGCAGTATTTCTTTTATGGGCTTGGGAATGACCACATACTCTCCAGGTGTGGTGCGCCAATTGTGCATGGCACGTGGTTCGTTGAACAACTGTGATCGTGGCCAAGGACGAGTCTGTACATTGAGATTGTGATGTCCGCAGTAAGTGACCCGACGAGTATTGCGCCTGGGTTCATTGTCTCCCCAATACCCAAACTCTATTTCAATCCAGGGTCGTCCGGCAGCAATCCACTCTTTGAGTGGACTCCACCATGGCGCAAAATGACTCACAACCAACACATGATCTTCGGGTATATCTTCAATTAGATCAAAGATTTTTAATCCTTTAAGGCGCCAGGGCTCCAAAGTCCATTTTTCATAGTCACCTTTGACTGCTGGTGACCATGCATACTTTACTTCCAACCCATGATCCAATCGTCTTTGACTTGATCCAAGCGCACCATGCCCCAGCTCTGCATGAGTTCAATAGCAGCATGTTGCCCGTATTGACTACTATAAGCATCGTGAGGCTTTTGTTCTACCACAACAACAGGTCTACATCTTTTGATAGTTGCCTCCGCACCTTGCAAGATACGATACTCGTAGCCTTCGCAGTCCATTTTGATATAGTCTACTGTGTCCAGGTCCAGATCATCCAGTCTGTATACCTCAGTTTCGCCTGTGCCCAAAGTAGCAGGGTCAATGTGCGTGTGTCCTGTGTTGCCTTCTGTGATGATCATTGTGGCTCGAGTCTGTTTGTCGCCCAGCGCAAAGTCTTTGACCTGTAGGTTATCAGCAACAACGTTTCTAATCAAACATTCTCTAAACATAGCCACTGGTTCGAACGCTACTACAGTACGGAAATTCTTGCAAAGACTGCGACTCCACAATCCCACATTGGCGCCGATGTCCAAGGCTATGCCACGTTTTTTAACATAGGTCATACTACGGTCTCGAACTTGATATTGGTACTCAGCAGGTCCGCCTTTGTCTATGCTTTTCTTCAGCATCTTTGGAAAGTGTGATTCAGCGTCTGGGAACCACCACCCTTGGTATTCATGCACTTAGTATCTCCTCTGTTTGTTTAAGTATGCGTTCTGCTCGTCCGTTCTTGAATTCGTCTATGTGAAACTGAGCATAGGCCAAATGATATGCCCAAGCCAAGATTTGATCACGATCTGGCCACCAGGGATTGTCTATTTTGGTCAAGTCTGTGTTGCTCACTGGACGAGCAGCGTTTGATGGTGCCATGGCAAACACAGGTACACCTGCCAGGATGGCTTCTGTGGCAGCTATGCTGTTGAATGTAACCACAGCATGAACATCATCCAAGGCTCGTTCCACGCGATTGGTTTTTCTATCCATGCGACTTCGGTTTCGTTCACGTACAACAACGGGCCTGTCTGTGTGTTGCTTAATAGTGGCTGTAGTTTCTGCCAACCAAGCATCTAGTCCTATGTCATAAAACTTGCAGGGCTTTTCATCGGGCGCTACAATCAAGATCTGACTGCCACCACGGCGATTGGCAACTTCTAGTCCCAGTTGATTCCAACGATCACTGGGACGTGAGATGACCTGATCATGTTGTAAATTGTTGGGCACAATTCTATGCCACACCTTCCAGCCGTGCGGATTTTTATGACCGGGACGATTGCCCAAATAGCCCGAGTCCATGTATCTAAATGGTCTACCATCTGCCCAGCATTGTTTAATAATCTTGTGCTTCATAATGCCACGTAGCATGAGTGGCTCGTCACTGTCTTCGTAACGCCAAGTTTCTAAGGGTGTACTCTCAAGTCCAAGCCCATGTGCATACATGTCAATGTATTCGTCATCGCCATTCTTGCTTAAAAATATCATTGCCAGTATCGTTCAGTTCGTTGAACCACAAGGTCCTTGAGTTTACTACGACCATCGCCTTTGCGTTTGCCTTTGAGATGGTCAATGTACGCACCCCATTCACAGTTGATCAAGGGATGACCTTCGCCATTGATTAGTCCTGCTGACCAGTTAAGTTCTGCTAGTCCACTGCGATTTTTAACGTTATCAAACACATAACTGTCATGCCACTCGCTCAGTGTAAAGATACCACGTTCAGCATCATCATACATGCGTTGGAACTCTGCCAAGAATTTTTGTACAGGATCACGTTTCAAATTCATGCCGTACAGTCCACATTCAGAGAACTTGTTGCTACGGCCTGCATAACATAGTTCTCTATCATCTGGAAAGAATGAGGAAATCTTTTGCACAGTAATTGGACTATGACACACCATGTCTGCGTCCATCCAAATCAACCAATCTGTAGTACAGTGTTTGGCAGCATGGAATATGGCATAAACCTTGTGAGCAAAACGCACGGCTTGCCATTTGAATGCCTTGCGTTCACTGCCTGGACCAATGTCACCATTGGCCTTGGGCACATTGCGCCATTTGTTTTTGAATGCGACCAAGTCTGCACTCGCGCCCTCCAAGTCTAGCACTTGCAAGTTAGGTGCAGTTTCGGACACTTGACAGCCTTCGGCGTACACTTTGAGCAGGATGTCTTTGGGCCATGTTTGCAAAAAAGTTTGAATCATTCGCCGACCATAAGTCTTGTAACCTTCGGCGTTAAAAGTGGTAACTACAGTGTATTTCATAAGCGTATTTACAGTGATCAAAAGCATAGCCTATTTTCCTGCCCAATGTGCATTAAATTCCAAGCCTGTAATGTCGGCGTTCTTGGACTGTTGCCAAGCCGCGGGCATACAAACACAAGAGAACTCAATGACTGCAGATGCCGCAGTGATTTGGTCAGTGCTGTGGCATGGTAGAATGCGGCTTAATCAAGGGGTACACGAGCATTATCGCAGCCAAAATCGGCCAGTGATTGTGATAGATATTGGTGCGTTGTATCGTGGCACAACATGGAAACTGGCAGTGAACCACATCACTCGGGAGGGCTATTACGGACATGAGTCAACTCTGGATCTGGATCGTCCTAGAAAGTTGCAAATAAGCCTGGCCACTCAAGTCAATCCTGGACCCGAAATCATCATTGCCGCACAGCACCGGAACAGCCTGCAAGTTGCTGGCATAGGCAGCATGGAAGAATGGGTTATGGAGCAAATACAACTTCTTCGCAACTCTACAGATCGTCCCATACGCATACGAGCACATCCGCGCTCGCCCTTGCGTATGCCATACATGCCAGAAAATACCACAATGGAAGTTGCTAGACCTGTGAGCAACACCTACGACAGTTTTGACATGCATTTTAACTGTCATGCTGTGGTGAATCACAATTCGGGACCGGGCATACAAGCAGGTATTGCAGGTTGCAGACCCATTGTGGCACACAGCAGTCTGGCATATCCTGTGGCAGTGGGTATGCCTGACATTGAACAACCTTATACCATTGACAGAGAACTGTGGTTAACAAAGATATGTCACACTGAATACACTGTTGAAGAACTAAGAGAAGGACTATGGCTAAAAAGAATCGAGCCCGCCTTGACAACATAACTGATTGTGCATGTGTGATTCATGGCACTGGGTATGACTGGGTGTATGTGGAAAAACTATACAACATGTTATCGCGACACTTGCCTGGTGGTATACGTTTTCATGTGTACACTGAGCAGGATAGATCAGTGCCATCACACATGATCAAACACGCTGTAAAAGAATGGCCAGGCATTTCGGGACCCAAACGCGAATGGTGGTACAAAATGCAGTTGTTCAATCCTGAACATTATTCGGGCAATTTGTTGTACTTTGACCTTGACTGTGTGATCATAAATGATTTGAGTTGGATTCCAGCGTTGAGTACAGAATGTTTTTGGACCATTAGAGACTTCAGATATCTTCAACGCAAAACATATTCAGGAATGAATTCAAGTGTGATGTGGTGGAATGTTGCCCGGTATGCACATGTGTGGCACGATTTTGATCAATTAGATATCAACCGAACAGTTATAAAATACCCCGGCGATCAAGATTACTTGGGAGTGGCTATTGACCCCAATCAACGCAGACACTTTGATCAACACCATCTACAAAGTTGGCGTTGGCAAGTGAGTGATGGCGGATATAATTTTGCCACAAGAAAACCTCATGCACCCGGCTCGGGGTCTAATGCTTACATTGGCGGCGACACCAGTATATTGGTATTCCACGGCCGTCCCAAGCCGCATGAATGTACCAATGACCCTGTTATTGCAAACAACTGGTGTTAGGTAATACTTAGGTAGTACTTGACCGAATATTCCCATTCTGTTATACTAGTGGCATACAAAGCAAAAAGGAGCCAGCAATGGGATATCGTGTAGTTGACACCCTGGACGTGATGCGTGACAAATACGGAGCCCGCAAGGGACTGGAAGGTCCATTCAACTTTTCTGGTCGTGTGTTGTATTATGACAACAAGGCGGGCCAGTACTACGATCCTACTACGGACTTCTACGTGGAGCAAGAAGAAATGGACGAAATAAATACCCGTTTCTTTGAGCAGTTCAAAAAGTAATACTTTGGTAGTACTTGACCAATAATCCCCAAAATGCTATAATAATCACATACAAAGCAAAAAGGAGCCACTATGCAGATCACCACAGCAATCAAACAAATACAAAAAGAAGCAGACTTTCAAGGCATGGGCCTGCTGGAAGTTTTACAAGACATCAAACAGCATGGTCGCATGATGTACAGTGAACGCACAATGGAAGCGTTTGTTGTTTTTGTGCAACAAGGGCAAGAACTGTTTGCCCCGGTTGACCAATAATCCATCTTTTGCTATAATAGAAACATAAACAGTAAACAACCGCATTTCAAAGGAGCCAACAATGAGTGCAATTCGTGTAATTAAAGGTGTGTATCGCAACAAACCCGTGCGCAACATCGCTTTCAATCTTGTGTCAGGCTTTCAGTCTGGTGCTAAAGGTAACTTCGTGACAGTAGAAAACAACGGTGCATTTCCCAATTGCCCCGACACCATCCGTATCAAAGTCAACAACATTAGCGACATCGAGTATGTCAATGGAGATGCAGTGAGCAAAGAAAATACAGTGGCATTCGTTGCCCCCCAAGCAGAAGCAGAGACAGAAGAACAAATCATGACACGTATTCGTGAGCGTTTTGACATCCTGCATGAGATGACAAAAGCCTGTGTCAACGGTGACATCCGTGCCATGATTGTGTCAGGTCCCCCTGGAGTTGGCAAGAGCTTTGGCGTTGAGCAAGAGATTGAAAAGGCTACTTTGTTTGACAAGTTAGCAGGCAAGCGTCTCCGTGCCGAAGTTGTGAAAGGTAGTGCAACACCTATTGGCTTGTATCAAGCCTTGTACAAATATTCAGACGACAACTGTGTGTTGGTGTTTGATGACTGTGACAGCATTTTGCTTGATGACGTGGCCCTGAACTTGTTGAAGGGTGCATTAGACTCCGGCAAGAAGCGTACCATTTCATGGTTGTCAGAGTCCAGCACTCTGCG